ATCAAGAAAGCTCTTTATATGGAAACATTAGGAAAACCTGAAGGAACGCCAATGTCTGCTACTGAAGTATCAGAACGAATGGCTGACTTGTCAAGACAGATTGGTTCTTCCTTTGGCAGACTTCAATCGGAGTTTGTTAATCCATTATTAAGACGGGTTATTAGAATACTGACGAAACAAGGAAGAATAGAACTTCCAAGAATTGATGGTCGGGAAGTAAAAGTTATTCCTCGATCACCATTGGCACAAGCACAGCATCAACAAGATGTTGCTGATGTTACTCGTTTCAATGAAATCATTGGAATGACATTCGGCCCTCAAATGCTGAATATGATTGTCAAACAAGATGAAGTGGCTAAATATCTAGCTGAGAAAATGAACCTTCCTGAAAAGCTCATTCGAGATGCAGCAGAACAACAAGAATTAGCAAATCAGTTGCAAACCATGCAACAACAAGGTACATTGGGAAATAATGAACTGGAAAGACCTCAAGGACAATAAGAAACCTCAAGTTAAAAAACAGACTGTTGACGGATATGAACGACCTGACGAACTTGAGAGTAGAATTAATAAAGCATTTGCCATTGCATTTAAAGATGACAATGGACAACTTGTATTGGATTATTTAAAATCCATTACGACTGGAGCTGTAAGTGGCCCGAATGTAGAAGCGAATAGGCTCTTTCATTTAGAGGGTATGCGTTTTCTATTTGCCATTATTCAAGATCGAATAAACAAAGGAAAGGAAAAATAAATGGCTGACGAAACTGGACAACCACAAGAAACACAAGAGAAGGTAGAGCGACCTGAATATATCCCTGAAAAGTTTTGGGATACTGATAGAAGCGAACCTAATGTAGAAGCATTGGGATCATCTTATAAAGCATTGGAATCAAAGCTAGGACAACGAACGGAAGAATTGGGAAAATCAATTCGTGAAGATATAGAGAAAGAAACAAAATCAAACATTCCTACAAACGGATATGAACTGGTTACGCCTGACATTCCTGAAGGAGTGGAAGTTAATCTTGATCCAGAACTTCCTTTGGTGGGATGGTGGAATGAATTTGCACAAAATAAAGGATTGTCGCAAGATGACTTTAATGCCGGTGTAAAGGCATTTGTTGACAATGCTGTTGCCGACATTCCCAACATTGATATGGAAATACAATCATTGGGCGATAATGGAAAAGAACGAGTGGAAGCTGTGGATTTATGGGCGAAGAAGAATCTTTCTTCTGATGCGTATAAGTCTGTTTCAAATATAGCTACAAGCGCCAACAACATCAAGGTGTTGGAAGAAATAATGAATCTGACAAAAGACAGTCCAATGCCAAGTCACGATATGGCGATTGATGTAGCTCCAAGTGAAAATGATTTACGATCTATGATGCGTGATCCTCGATACTGGGATGATGCGAGAAAAGATCAAGGATACATTGATAGGGTTACAACGCTATATGAGAAAAAATACGGTACAGAGCCAGCGAAACTCTAAAGTAAAAGTTGGATATCAAGAAATAGATATTATTGTCGAGAAGGCTTCCTTTGCAAAGCCTTCCGATTCCTATGGTGAATTTGACCATCGAAAGAATGTTATTTCCATACAAGAGGATTTATCGGATCTTGATTATGCTTGTACTTTACTGCACGAAGTTCTTCACGCCATAGTTTATTACTACAGTTTAACACAAACTGGACAACCATTGGATACAGAATCAAAAGAAGAAACTACGATTAATAGTATTGCAAATGGCTTAATGGCTGTTTTTAAAGACAACCCCAACATATTGAAAGAATTTCAACACAGAATACATAATGTGCGTTGAAATTTTCTGAAAAATCTGAAATAAACAGACTAAGCCCTTTTTTGTGGTTATTTGTGCCTATGTCGACTATGGATAACACGAAGCAATCAAGAGAGATAAGTGAAATTTTAATTAACCTTTGAATAGGAGCATATAATGGCAACTTCAATAACCAATGCCTTTATAACTCAGTTTGAAGCTGAAGTTCACATGGCGTATCAACGCATGGGAGCAAAGCTCAAGAGTTTGGTAAGGACTGTTAACGGTGTTAGTGGTTCTTCTGTCAAATTCCAAAAGCTCGCAAAAGGAACAGCTACAACTAAAGCTAGACACGCTGAAGTTGTTGCTATGAATAGCGCACACTCCAATGTTTCAGCTACGCTTGCTGATTACTATGCAGCAGATTATGTTGACAAATTAGATGAGCTTAAAACAAATATTGACGAAAGAGGGGTTCTTGCACGAAACGCAGCTTATGCGTTAGGAAGAAAAACCGATGATGTCATTGTTGCTGTTTTAAAAGCAGCTACATCTATTGCTAACAATATCAATTCTTCAGCGACTAATATGACGTTGATAAAGGCACAAAACATGCTTACTGTTTTTGGGAACAATGATGTTCCTGACGACAACCAAAGGTACTGGGCTGTTGGGCCAGAACAGTGGGGAGATTTGTTGGGTATCCAGCAATTCGCTTCACAAGACTATGTTGGGCCAGCAGAACTTCCATTCTTAAGTGGTGAACAAACTGCGAAACGATGGATGGGATTCTTGTTATTTTCTCATTCAGGTCTTTCCACTGATACTGATAGACAAACATTGGCTTTTCATAAGTCAGCGTGTGGTCTAGGTATCGGTGCAGATGTGAAAACTGAAATTAACTATATTCCTGAAAAAGTTTCTCACTTGATTACTTCAATGTTAAGTTTGGGTGCAGTGTTAATTGATGGCGATGGAGCTAGAGTACAGCTCTGTGCAGAATAGGAGATTAATATGGCTTATGCAACTAGTAATCCGTTAAGGAAAATTGCTGAAGGTGGTATTAACTCTGTTTGGCTTTATGTTGATGGCGATGCTGTTGGCACTATTGTTGGTTCTGGTTACTTTGACAGCGACTACCAAAATTTAAGGGAAAACGATGTTATCCTTTGTGTTGGTGCTGCTGGAGGAACTGAAACAGTAGATGTGTTAGTAGTTACATCAGCAACTGGAGCAACAACTGTCACTACCACTAACGGTACTTAAAGCAAATACATATATGGGGGATTTATTCCCCCATATTAAAAGGATAATATGGCAGTAACAAAAGTAGATATAGCAGCAAGAGCTTTAGTAATGATCGGAGCATCTCCGATTTCATCCTTTACAGATGACAGCACAGAAGGTCTTGTTACAAATAATATCTATGAAGAAATAGTAGAAGCCACCCTAACACGACACAGATGGCGATTTGCCTCTGGTCAAAAACAACTATCCCTTTTAACAGCAACTCCCGTTGGCAGATGGGAATATGCCTATCAAATGCCAACCGATCCCTTAGTCTTACAGATTATTACAGTAAGCTGTAATGATTCCATTCTTCCTTATGCTCGTTATGAGGATAAGATTTATGTAGATGGCTATGGTTCGACAAGCACTGTTATTATGGATTATATTTTTAGGCAAGACGAAAGTAAATTTCCTCCCTATTTTCGTCTTGCTTTAGAATATAAATTAGCAAGTATTTATGCTGGAGCTGTTGCTAGAGATGCTGGTATGATAAAGCAATTTGATGAACTGGCAGAAAGACAATTACTGATTGCTAGAAACACAGATTCTCAAGAAACAACTTCCAAGCAACTTGCTACAAATCGTTTTGCTGAAGAAAGACGATCAACCCGTACAAGTGGCTTTGGATTGAATGGCTAGGCAAATCAGAACAGTATTAACCAACTTTTCGGCTGGTGAATTAAATCCCCTTTTAACTGCTCGTACAGATGCGAAGGCATATTTTGATGGAGCGAAACAATGCAGAAACTGGTATCTTCTTGATGAAGGTGGCGTTATGCGTAGACCTGGCACAACTTACACAGCAACTTTTGGTACTCGTGAAACACGAATCGTACCATTTATATTTTCCAATGATGAAGTAGCAATCTTTGCTATATCAAATAACAGACTAGATGTTTATAATTCGTCAGGTACAGCTATTCAGGCTAACATTACATCGAATTGCAACTGGACTACTGCACAGCTATTTGATCTTAATTTAGCCCAATTTGGCGATACAGTAATCGTATGCCATAGGGATAATGCAATTCGAAAAATAATTAGAGCAAGTGCATCGAGCTTTTCGGTATCAGCTCTTTCTTTCTCAACTCATTCATCTGGATATCCACGCTATCAGCCATACTATAAATATGAAGATGAAGGTGTTACCTTAACACCA